ACTTAGATGCAAAAGCAGACACCCCTTATGCAGTAGATTCTTCAGGCAGTCCAATTTATATGCAACAAAGCAGAGGCGATAAAGCTGATGATATGGGTAATGTTTATAAAGGTTTAGAGGTATCACAATCACCTAACCAATCTCAATTTGGTGGAGGTAATAAGATTTCTTATACAGGAAGTGGTCGTGGAGATACATCAGGTGGTCAAGCACAAAAAATGTTTGAAGCAAAACAAAGATTCGGACCAACAAAAGTTTATAACACTAATAAATTTAAAGGATTAGGTTTTACTGGTGGCAGATAACGAACAAAAAAGAAGCCTTGAAGCAAAACAAGTATTAGAAAATCCTTTATTTATAGAAGCAGTACAAAAAATTCGATCAGACTTAAATCAAGAATGGTTAAGTAGTGATCTACAAAATTCAGAACAGAGAGAAAACATTTTCGTTATGAGGAGAATGTTGGAACTTGTTGTGATGCAAATACAGTCCGTAATGGAGACTGGCAAAATCATAAAAAAATAGGAGAAATAAATGGCAGAACAACCAGTAATGGATTCTGCAACGGAAACTCAAACTGAATCCGTTGTACCAACGCCCAAGCCTCTTAATACACAAGGAGAGGTAGCTGAAGCCCTGAATAACTTACTGAATACAGAAGCCTCTAAGACTCAGGAATCAGCAAGTGAAGAATCAACAAAAGAGGTAAGTGACTCGGAAACGAATATCGAAGATACTTTTGAAGATCCAGAACTTATAGATCAAGTTGAAGCAGAAGAAACATCTGATAATAATGAGGAACTTTATAAACTAACTGTCAATGGACAGGAAGTAGAAGTCACCCTTGATGAACTCAGAAAAGGTTATTCTCGACAACAAGATTACACTCAGAAAACCGCAAAACTATCTGAAGATAGAAGAAATGTAGATCAATTAAAAAATGAATTTGCAAGGCAATCTGAGGAGGCAAAAATCAAACGAGATCAATACGAACAACAACTTCAATTATTATCTCAACAACTACAAGGAAATCAGTCGAATGTAGATATGGATCAACTCTATCGTGATGATCCTGCCGAGTATGTTCGATATAAAGCTGAAGAAGATAAAAGAAAAGAACTTCTACAGGCTTCTATTCAAGAACAAGAAAGAATTAGATCAGAGAAGAAAGTTGAGAGTGATAAAAATTATCAATCTTACCTTGCTGAACAAAGAGAACTTCTTTCTAAAAAACTACCGATCTATGCGGATAAAGAAAAAGGTCCTGAGTTTGTTAAAAACTTATCTAATTTTGCAAAAGAAATTGGATATACAGACCAAGAAATCAATATGTTAGTAGATCACAGAGCAGTTATGATGTTAGCTAATGCTTATCGTTACGATAAATTAAAGAAAGCTAATCTTAAAAGTAAAAAGGTAACTAAAGTATCTAAAGTAGTCAGTTCAAGTAGTCCTAAAGTTCAAGATAATAGTGATGTTGTAAAGCGTATGAACTCAAAAAAAGCAACTCTCAAGAAAACTGGAAAAGTTGCAGATGCAGTTTCCATTCTTGAGCAGATGTATTCTCAATAACACAACATAGAAAGGACTAAGTAATGGCACAACCAACCAATACTTTTGATACCTATGATGGTGTAAACTCAATAAGAGAAGATTTAGCTGATGTAATTTTTAATATTTCACCAACTGAAACTCCATTTATGAGCAACGCATCAAAAGGTACAGCAACAAACACACTACATGAGTGGCAAACAGATAGTTTAGCTGATGTAGCAGTAAACGCACAAATCGAAGGTGACGATTACGCAGGAGAAGCTCGTGGAGCAACTGCAAGACTCACTAACTATACCCAAATCTCATCAAAATCTGTAACAATTTCAGGTACAGATGATGCTGTAGATAACGCAGGTATGGGAACTCAAATGGCTTATCAATTAGCCAAGATGGGTAAAGAGATCAAGCGTGATATGGAAAATGCTATGATCGGCATTGAACAAGCTAAAGTTGCAGGTAATGCTTCAACAGCTAGAAAGTCTGCTTCAGTAGGCACATGGTATGGACCAGCATCAGGAATTAAT